GTTCTTTTGTAAAATGATTATAAGTCTCTAAAGGTAATGAACCAATTGTGCTACAAATTATGTTTCTTGCTCTTGCAACAGATGGAACAGACATTGCTTGTTCTCTAGTTGCTGTTTGTGCTCCATAAAATAATCCGCCAACAGCTGACTGTAAATTGTAAGGCGTATTGGCGGCAGCGACATCAACTGTCGGTGTGATTGCGGTGTTTGTTACAAATCTATCAAATAATCCCATTAGCATATAATATACCATAAAGTCAATATATTATGCTATTTGTATATCAACTTCCGTTTCTACCTGTGTTGCAAAATAGGTTGCTAAAGCAGATGCCACAGCTGCACAAACTGCGACTCTACTTGCTCTCCTACCGATGATCCATGACCCATCCCCATAGGGCAGTTTCGCAGCCGATAGTGTTTGCTGAGTCAGTTCCTCCTGACCGCCATGCTGTAATCGATGGGAATTGATTGCGCCCAACCACCGATCACAACTTTCAGCATATATCGCCCCATCCATATCTGTAATGGGAATTCCAGCAGGAACTAACCGACTCGCGACGGCTTGTGCAGTCCTTTTGGAATAAGCGACAGTCTGAACATTATATTTTCTTACATAAGGTGCAATATCGTTTGCAACCGCTAAATCATTTATTGAATAATCGTTTGACCATGTATGGAGTAAAACTAAGTTGAATTTTTCTCCTGGTAATTTTTGAGTAGCCACTAATGCACCAAATTTACGATCTGGACTTAAATCTAATCCAAACCATGTTTCTTTGTCAGGATCTAATGGTATTGGATCAGTCTGGCATAAATTCCATTTTTGAACATCAATAGCTGAATTAATTGTATCAACCCATAAACACAATACTTCAGTTTTTACAATATCAGGTGGATCATTAATAACTGCTTTTAAGTTATCTGGATGAATTGTAGTTCCAAGCGACGGATTGGCTTGAGCGAATGCTGGCCAATTGATTTCACCCGACGGAAGGGTAATTGGCGAATCAGGTTCAGCACTCCACTCAAACCAACCTATCGTGTCTAAAGGATTTGTGCTGGCTGCTAATGCACGCTCCCTTAGTTTATTAAGAATTACAGAATGCTGATCTCCGGCATTGCTGTAAATCCAAACCTGCGGATTTTTTGAACTCATCATGGTATAACGCATTGATGACCAAGCATCCTCGTCTTTATATTCTCTCAACTCATCAAGATGAATTGTAGATGGAGCTGAAATACCTCTTGAAGCATTGTTGGCTGCTTTCACCACAAACCTACGACCACCCTTTAGTTCCATTTCCTCTGCGCCATGTTGCCATCTAATCTTTTTTACTTCACTTGCCAATTTATCGTTTGACTCAATAAGGGAAACCATTTGCCTAAATGTTTCTAAAGATGTAGTTAATCTATGAGCAGAGGATAGCTGTAGGTTTTCGCCCCATACATACATGCCGGTCAGGATACGCAACATCATAAATGTGGACTTACCATTTTGGCGTGCGATCAATAGTCCAGCTTCGGAATGATGCCACCTACCATCTGGTTTAACTTTATGGCCATGAATAGCCACAAATTTCTGCCAATCCATTAATGGGATACCAATCTCAGCTGCGAAGTCGATCATTTCTTGACCTTTTGAAGGTAAATCATTCAAAGGAGAGTGAATACGCGGTGTTTTCACACCTCCTAATTCTGATTGAGCCTGAATGGAGTCGATCAAATCTTTTTCAAAACTATTCAAAGCGATCCAGCCTGATCGTGGGTGATCGAGGTGTTTTGTGGGTTAGAAAAGGAACGGGGGGTCGGTGGTGTTCTCTTGCTCACAAAAAACCGCCCACCCTTCGATAAATTACATCTACGACAACTTGCAACTAAATTATCATCACTATCTAATCCGCCTAAGCGTCTAGGTATTACATGATCTACTGTATTAGCTTCTTGTCCACAATACTGGCATATAAACTGATCGCGCCTGAGTATTCGCTCTCTTATGTTACGCCATTGTCTAGTGCTACCACTATCCCTTAATGCTGATCTACTCACTAATACCAGCCTTTGGCCTTATGGTGTGCGAGCGCTGTGCAAGCACATCCATCATACCTGTGATCTATGTATTTCAATCCTCTATCTATCTGTTTGAATGGATCTTTTTCTTTTAGATTAAGTAGCTGCGGAATACCTGCTGCACTTGACTTAGGGTTCTTGGCTTTATAATTCCATCTGCTTTCTAAATGCCATAACTCATCAAGACAATAGAACTCTTTGAAATCATGGTTTAACTGTATGAATGCGTATTGTTTCAAGTGTGTAGTTTTAGGTTTAAGAGCTACGGAATCATTTTCTTGAAAGGCTATTGTCATGCCTAAGGACAGAGATATCACCAAACCAAACCTTGCGATCTTTCTGCTTCGCAGATCGCCCTTTCGCTCTGAAAGCGAATTTGCGTTTAAGGGTAGCATACGCCTCCAAATCATCTAACAAAACCGCAGGTCAGACGGCATGTCGTAATGCGTAAGTCATCTGTTTCATTCCAAGTCTGATCGTATCCTGTTTCGGTCATTGTTTAACCTTTCCTAAGTTTGATAAAGCTTTTATGTTGTCATCGCCTAAAGCCCAAATTGCTGTTCTCCAGCGCATTTTGACTACTAATCCACTAGCCCCTACAAATGCCATATTTGGCGGTAGGTAATGGCAAGCAGTTTCACTATCCCATAATTTGTTCACCCATTTACCATTAGAGCTAAGAGTAACTAGACATAACCCGTTTCCATGATTTAGCCATTTATCTATCCAAGGAGTTACCTTACTAAATGGTGGATTCATCCAAACGCGACCAAACCAAGGTTTTAATAAAGCATTATCCTCAATTGTGTATCTTTGTTTTGCCGGCACTACAACTAATGGATGATTACTTGAAGCAACATCTAAATCAAATTCTAAGCCCAGTTTATCAAATATCCATTTTGGAGTAAAACATTCATCCTTGCCATAAACTATTTCCGTCATTTAGTTTTGCCAGCCCATCCATCACCCTTAAATAAGATGCCCGGAGCTGAATAAAGTCTTGCCATAGCAGTCTTGCATCTAGGACAATTCATACCCCCATCATCCTCTTTGTAAGTCCTATGGACTGATCCAAATGTTCCACATTCTTTGCAGCTGTATTCATAGGTTGGCATTACTTTGCTCCAATCAGATTACATGTATGACATGGCATTTCCTTAAACTGCCAAGATCCACACTTATCGCATCTGCTTATGTCAGAGTCAGGAACAGTTAAAGCCTCAGCTATATTCTTGACCCCAACACATCCACAATCCATACATTGATAAGTCTTAAACCCATCAGGCATGTCTATAGCATCAAGCCATAAAAACTCTGTAGCTCTTTTGCAACCATTACACTTAAAGCTAGTTGGGCTTGTCATAGTTAATCAATTCGTGGCATTTGAAACATGTGCCATCCTTAAACACTCGATCATCATCACAAACCTCGCATTTAATGATTGTTTGCTCAAGATGGACACCATTATCATCCATGACTACCTGAATGCCCTTACCATTAATGAAAGCGATGTATCCCATTACTCCATCCCTTCAAAGAACCAATGGCCATTAGCAGTCATCTTTGCCCATTTAGCATGTTCGGTAACTTTGCCCTTGCAAACATAACCATAATATGGCTTACCTGTTTTAGAAATACCTTGTTTAAGAATATGACCATGCTCGCAAGCAGGTGGCTCTTTAGGTGTTGAACTGCCTATTGCATCAACTGCTTCAGCAACCGACCAAGCCTGTGGATCATCTTGCTTATTCTCAACTGCGAATGAAGCTCTTAAAGCATCCTCAACAGCTGCGGATTTAGATCCGGGCGCTCCGTAGCGCCTTTCCTGTAATTTCTTTTCGTATTGATTTGGCTCGGCATTATTTACCTTAGCCATTTCCTCTCTTGAAGCGCGTTTGCCTTTAGCTGCGAAACCAGCATTTGCGAGCGCACGACCGATCGCTGAAGTTTCACAATTCTCCAATGCAGAAGTTGAATTAACACCCTTCTCCGTAATGACCTCAAAAGCAAGGCCAGTTGAACACGGCTTTGCGTCCGCTTCTGTTTTGAATAGTTTAGCCATAACAATGAATCGAGTGTTTGAGGCCTCGATAAGTTCTGTTTCAATTCGTCCATCTGGATATTCTCCATTCCATTTCTCTAATCTACTTTCAACTGTTTCATAATCTGCTAAGTTAAACATTATTCCTTCCATTCAAAATCTTGATCTTGGACTGCTTCGAGAACTGTCCTATAGATAGCACCATAGGCGACAAAGTCTTTAACTGAGTCGTAGTGATCTGGAGTTTCAGTAAGCCTAGAAACCTTGACCAACGCCATACATAAAGCAGCTTGGTGTGGTGTGATTGGGTAATCAAGATATGCACTCCACAATCCTGCGATTCTTTTGTGATTGTAGTATGGGTGTCCATAGACACTTCCACGCTCTTGGATTGTAGTAATGACCTCATTTAACAGATCTTCAGTTTTTGTCATAATCAAAAACCTGATCTAACTTCATTTTTCTTACACGCTCTTGGTGCTCCAAACTAGCACGCCACCCATCCTGACGGCCAGACCAATACCCGTTTTCGTAGTGTTCATTATTTGTATGCTTTATTAGCCACCATGCAACTGCCATGCTTCCGGCAATTAATAACCACATTCCTAGTATTTCCATTATTGCTCCCGTTCCGCAAAACATTCGTTTGCGTTGGGATTAGTATGACTGGATTTACCGACAGCGCAATAACTTCTTGGCGCGTGTTTTATAACGATTAGATAACGCCAATATCCTCAAAGTCATCGATATGGTCATCAATCGTGCGAACCCTATAGTCTGTTTCAAGCCCCATAAGTCCTTCGATTGTAGGTAAATGATCCATCATGATTAACGGGTATCAGCTCTACTTGATGGCCTTTCTTGCCAAAACTTAGGACTGTGAAGCCCATGTTCCAATCGGCTGAATTGTATTTTAGGTAACTTGCCTTTCGCATGTCCATGAGATGCCCGGCTTCTATACCCCAAATCGTTGAATAACGGCCGTTTAAGCCAGTTTGGTGTCGGACTGCACCCTGCCTATGCGAGTGGCCACAAACCACGCTAGAATGCCATTTCTTGGCCAAATTAAGGCCTGTTATACCTGCATGCTTAGACATGTTGCCTTCATCCCCATGAGCCAAATGCCAGCCCTTTTCAAACTCATAAGCTCTTTTGTGGAATCTTATGCCTAAGCCAGCGAAATCCATAAATTTTGCATAGTCTAATTCTGGCAATCCAATAAGTGATGGCGCACCTTTAAGCAAGGTTTGATAAATTCTATCTGTGTGATTTGATCTAACAATATCTGTAGTGCCTAGATCGTAAAGGATTTCTTGGCCTAGTTTTCTTTCCTCATCAAGTGTTTCAGCAAACTCTAACTTTGTTCCCTTTGCCCAACGGCTTTGTGAGCCTAGATCCATTTCATCACCAACATTTAAGACAAAATCAAACTTCTCGTGCTTGACCATCTTAATTAAATTGGCAACTGCTTTTGGATGATGCAGCGGTATCTGCAAATCCGGTGTTACTAAATACCTACGATTAGTTTTAATCGTCATCCTCATCTGGAGTTGGGATAGTTGGGATTATTCCTTTATCGCCCACGATCCAGTCAGGCATCGATTCAGGATTATCCATTAGGTAAAGCGCACATGACTCACTAAATCCAGCCTTGCGTGCAGCTCTAAACATTTCATGTTTGGCAATATAGAAAACCTCTAATTTACTTAAAGGCTCAGGAGTGTGGCGAACTACTCTCCGGTTGACTTTTTTTCGTTTAGTGTGTTTCCGTGTGTTCGCCATGATTAAATTATGACTTGCTAATTATTGTAAATAGATCATCGACACGCTTTTCAAGTCGATTTAATTGATCCTTCATAGAACTGCCACCATTAGGTTTAAGTTCACTTAGGAAACTTTTAATAACCCATCGTAGAGCCAGCAATAAAGCGGTTGCGATACTGCAAACGCCAACGCCAAATGCGACTAATTCGTTTGGTGTCATTTTTCGCTAAGGCCATAATCTGCTTCACTCCCGGACTTTGGATCTAATGCTTTTGCTACTGGAGCAACAACAGCACCAAGTAATGTTGCATAGGCTGGATGAATGTCAGCCACTATTGCTAAAGCAACTGTAATTCCACTAGCTGCCACAGCTCTCAAATATGACTTAATTGCTGCTTTGTGTTTTTTAGATAGTTTCATTAATTGCCTTTCAGTAGTGGGATGTTAAACTTCTCGCCAGTTTGATTTGGCTTAAAACTTACATGGATGTGTTTATGGTGTGGATTAATGCCACGATACTTAACCCAACGCCAAAGCGATTTACCTGAACATATTTTACCAGCATGAATTATGTAAGAAATACGCTTATCTTTTTTTGCTGTGAGTCGAAGCTGATCTGCCAAAGCATGATTAATCCCTTGTTCGTCAGATAAGCCAGCGTCAATATCGATCGCGCATACTTCACCTGATGGTCGTGGGTTATGGTCGGACTTCCTTGATTGATGCTTAAGATCACCGATCCATCCATCAGCTTTCCTGCTGCGATCCAAGAAAGTATCATTTACTTGATCGCGTAAAGTATCAGCAGCTTTGGATAGGTAAGGCTTCATTAGCCAAGTAACAGTTTTGCTTCATCAGCAGTTAAGCCAAGTCTGTCAAGTAATGCTTGCTTTTCTGCTGCCTTTGTTTCGGCTTCGGCTAATTTGGCTGCTTCGGCTGCCTTTTCTTTTTCATAAATTTTAATCTCAGCAGCAGTCATTTCCCTATCAATAACTTCATCTGTTTCAGAATTATGAATTCTTACCATTGGTTTAGTCATTATTTTACTCCGTAGATTTTAACTGTGCCTGCTGTCATAGTGTTACCACCACACTTAATTATAATTGAACTAATTGCTGTATTGCTATTTAACCCGCCAAAATAATTAGTATTACGGGTATTGGAATTTGTGTCATCAACATAAACAGCGTTTAATGAAAAACCTTTGTAGGCATTTGTGGCTGCGTAATTAAAAATTGTAAATGCAACAAAATTTCCGCCATTTGTTCTTGACCAATCTTCGGCATTATTATTGCAATTTAATGTTGATGTAGCAAAAGTTGAAACACCAGCATTACCAACCATTGAAGCATAGAAAGCAATAGAGTTATTTAATTCTATTTGAACGCGAGATGTTGCTGTGCTCCAAGTAACATTTTCAATTTCAACATAAAGATTTTCATAAGCGGCACTTATGCTTGAAATTGTTGTGCTTGCACCTGATAGTGTTGTTGTTGATAATAAAGTCATACCACCACCAGCAACAGCAGCCCATTTTAATCCAGTTGCAGTTGATGAATCTGCTGTCAATACTGTGTCATTTGCGCCAACGGCTAATCTTGAAACTGTGTTGTCAGCAGTTCCAGCAATCAAATCACCTTTTGCATCAACAGTTGCTTTAGTAACAGCTGCACCAGCATTTGTAAATACTGTGCTATCGATTGCAGTTCCAAGTGATCTAATTGCTGCTGCGCCGTCTTTTACTAGCGCGGTGTCATCTGGAGTAGTCCAGCTATAATTGGTAGTGGTTGCCATTTTATCCTATCCTCATGCGACTATTGTAGCGTATTCCCAAGTTAAAGTTGGGCTTAAAGTGTTCCATGCCTCTGTGGCTGGAGTTGTATTCCAACGCATAGCCACTTGGCTAAATGCAACTGGAGAAACATTAATTGTCAAGAACAGTTCATTGAAGCGAGTGCTCCATGACCAGCCCTCAACATAACCTTCAAATTCTCCACCTGATATTTGGTTAGGTAGATTAGTTAAATTAACTGGCAAGCCCATAAAGACACCTAATAAAGCATCTCGATCTGAGTTGTCAATTTCAGGGTTAGTTATTGGGAAAGTGATCGATTGAAATTTTGGCTGTGGGAAGGCTCTTTGAGCAATATACCTATCAGCCACAGCTTGAGCATCTACAGCTGAGTGCAAAACTGAATTAATGCTTTCTGCTTTGTAACCATATAAGGCAATCGATTCTGGACTAGTAGCAGTTTTCTGAGATCCAAAGTTATTGCCATAATTAATCAAAACATCATTTCGAACATCACCTGAACGCATTACTGTAGATAATCCAGAACCTAAAGCATGGCCAGCATCGAGATCAACATAACCATTGGTCAATAGATAATTCTGTCTGTGATCAGCATCGGCATATCCTATGTTTCCAGCATTATCCTCATATAAATATCCAAATGCTGAGTTAGCAATTAAACTTAAAATGTTATAAATGGTGTCTGGCTCTGATCCACGATTTTCCATTGTGTAAAGGCCGGGTTGATCTATTTCGCCAAGTCCTAGATTAACTGCATTAGCCCAAGTTTCTGTTGCATTATAAGTTGCCCAAGTTGTAGCTGCTGGCACATCATTCCAAGTTCCAAGCAATACGCTAGACAAAACATCATAGATTTGGTTGCCATCCTCATCTTGCGAAATTGTGCCTGTGTAGATTTCTTTGGCTATTCTGGCAAGTGAACCCATAGCAATAAGTGTGTATTGAATAACTGTGGCAATTGATCCAGTAGCACCGACCGCAACAGTAACATCCGTAATATCGCCACCAAATAGGCTTACATAAGTTCCTGCGCTGTTTTTAACCTGTAAATCTAAACTGTCATTTATGTCAAAAGGTAATGTTTGATCATTTAGCGCAACTAAAGTAATTTGAACATAAGATGGATTTGGCTGTGAGTAAATGTCATCACGACCAGCTTGATGCTGAATATCGCTTATTGCTATGTCAGTATAATCAACCCCGCTGACAATTAATTTCCAATCTGGTGTCCAGACGCTCATGGTTATGGCTTAACGGCTGCGCGTGATAAGTATGGATTTGATCTGGCAGCACTATCATTGACAACCTTAGCAACAGCCCTTGCAGCACCTTCGCCATCAATTGCATTAACAGTTATATTTGTAACGCCCTGACCTGTGGTATATGTGCCACCTGCTTTTGGTTTTGGAACTGATGGTAATGATGATCTAGCAGCCGATGGAGCAGGGTTTGGAATTGATCCTACATTGACACCAGGAATTATATTAACCACTCTAATTAACTCATTTGCTAACGATATGACTAAGCCAATTGCTTCTCTTAAGAATGTAATAAATCCTGAAATGATCCCACTGACTACGCCAATTGCTTTTCCAAAACTTTCAGCACCTCTTTGAGTTTCAGTAAGGCTGGCACTTAATCCTTCATCACCAGTTAATCCTGCAATAAAGGCATTAAGAGTTGGAATGCCTGTATCGTTTAAGAATGTAATAAATTGCTCAACTGCTGGCAATAAAGCAACGCCTAAACTTTCCTTTGCTTCATCAAATCCTACTTTTAGGCGATCAATTTTACCTTGAAAGGTTTCAGCATTAGTAGCTGCTGCGCCACCATATAATTCTGCTAATTTGGCTTGAACTTCGGTGAAAGATAATGTTGCAAGTTCAGCCTTAGATAATCCAAGACCTAATCTGCCAAGTGCTGCTTGATTACCATCTTGAGCACGACCTAAAGCATTTGCAACTGTTTCTAAATCTTTACCTGATGCAGCACTAATATCTAAAGCAAGGGTTAATAACTTTTGGGCTTCCTCAGTTGATTTTGTGCTTACCGCCAACCTCTGCATGGCTGGACGCAATTTGTCATCTGCAACACCAGTCGCTAAAGAGGTCTTTAGGATCATGTCCTCAGTTGCCGCTATTTGGGCATCAGTAGCACCTGTGGCCTGTCTTAAAGCATTTGCTAACCTTAATTGTGCTTGTTCATCCTCTATCGCAGCCTTGACCCCATCTATGGCTAATTTGCCGGCATAAGCAACGGCAGCAGCAGCAGCGACCGCAAAAGCAGCAGCAGCCTTCTTTCCAAACTCACCAATTTTGCTTGAGTTAGTTTCAACGGCTTTATCAGCTTCGCCTAACTTCTTTTTTAAGTCATCAACATCGGCAAGGATTGATAACTTTAATGTGCGATTACCGGTTGCCATTAGACCCATTCCTTAATAATGCGATCAAAACTTTGTTCCCACTTATTAATCAATTCAGGCTGAATTCTGCGAAGGGTTGGATATATGAACCATCCGCGAGATCCACGACCTGACCGCCCAGAATATGTAGGGAACTGTTTGAATTTATTTGAACCAAATTCAACACCACCCCATAGGGTTTGCGTAGTAGCACCACCTGAAAACTTTTGTCTGGCAAAACCATACCGGAACTCACCGATTTTGCTCGATTTAGAGATACTAACGCCATCCGCGACTCTTTGCGCAACCGCGCCAGCCTTTGTTCGATTTCTAGCTGCTTGCTTAATTTCCTCTGATGCAAAATACGCCAAAGCAGCAGATTGACGGCGTGCTTCATCAGTAGCTTGTTCATCCATAAGTTTGAAAGCCTTATAAATATCGCGCAGGTCTTTTTTATTGTAGGCGATTGTTTCATTTGCCATACCTCTGCTC